CGGCGGCACCGTACCGCCCGTCTGCGTGCCTCCAGCGCCTTGCTGGCTGCCAAATATGCCAATACCGCCGTAGCCGCCAAAGCCGCCCGTAGAGATCATTTCGTCTAGGGCGTAGGTTCCGGCGTAAACGACAGATTGGGTGCCAGCGCCGCCCACAGCGTCACCAACCGTGCCGCCTCTACCGGCAGCACCGACAGTGTACAGAATAGTTTTAAGAGCATCTGGCGCGGTTAACACAATGACTCGTTTAGCGTAGGCACCGCCGCCACCACCGCCACCGGGGTTCTCTTGCGGCTCGTACAAGAACTCGCCAAATATCTGGGTGACAGTGCCGTAGCCACCGCCACCGCCTGCGCCCCACACCTCAATGGTGACGCCCGTGGCTCCCGTGGGAATCGTGACGCTACCCGACCCAGACGAGAAGTCGAATACACCGGCACCGGCTCCCCCCGTCGTGCCTGCAATCGCCGCTGCTAAGGTAGCGCCGCCCATTAGGTCAATCCCGCGCCGCTGATCAGCCAAGAGGTTGACGCAATCTTGACGCAAGTTGCCAAGCCGTTCTGCGCCAAGGTGCGGGTTCCAGTCGTGGTGCTGTTCGCCAAAGTCAGCGTGTCGGTCGTAATCGCAATAGACAGCGCCGACGAGTTAACGTTGACAATAATAACAACCGTACCTACGGGAAACGCGACAGTGCCGTTAGCCGGAATGGTCAGCGTCTTAGACGTGCCGTTCATCAGGATGGATTTGCCGCGATCCGCCAACACCAACGTGTAGTTGTCGGTCTTAGACACCTGCGGGGCTTCTCGATAACCCACGGCAAAGTTCGCGCTAACTGTATCGTTGTCCGGTATCAGCGGCGTGCCGGTGAACGTGGGCGAGGCTAGGGGTGCGTAAGTCGCAGCCGCTACCGTCGTCGTCAGGGCGTTGGTAATGCCATACCCGGCTACCGTCGTCGGCGTGCCGGTAATCGTGGACCATGCGACAGTCTCCGTAGAGATGTCGTTGATGCCAGCGATGTCGTCGTATTCACCGATTTGAACATCGGCAGAGTCCGTCAACACAAAACGGTATTTAACGCCTTCCGATAGCCACATGTCCTCAGGCAGTCGTCCGCCAGAGTCAAGGATAATGGGGTTAGCGTTAGCAGCCGAACCGCTAACAGACGTATAAGTTGTCTGCGGGGTTGTCGTACCGGCGGCGTAGGTGTAAATCTTTCCGCCCGACAGAACTTCGTTGTCGTCGGTAAAGAACTGCGCCCCAGCACCTGCAAAGGCTGAAAGGTAAACGGTCATACGTACACCTGCATAACAGTCAAAATGATTGAAGGAATAGCCGGGACCGGAGGAGCGGCGGCAAATTGCTGCAACTGCACGTCCAGCGCATCCACGGAAAAGTACAACTGAAAGTAATCGCCGTTAGACAACGGCAAGAAAAAGTTAGCGGCAGAGAAAATTTCGGCATTGTTGCCTTGAATCTGAATCAGTGACGCAGAGTTGGCTACGTTAGTGCCATTGATAGCAGGCCAAATATACAGTCGCCCCGTACCGCCCGAAGTCTTGTCTACTTGAATAGAAAACTGGACATTGTAGATAGCGGGCCGAGTAACTTTAATCTTGCTGCTATCGGCTGGGTCACGGTAAACGCCATAGGCAGGGTCGGCGTTGTTGTACGTGATGGCTTTCGCAGTATTGATAACCGTTGCCGCTTGAGTCTGCGTTGAAAAGAACGAACCGTAGTTGATAAGCCCCGGCTCAAAACGAGGCGGCCCTTTTTGCAGATCGTCTATCTGACCCTTCACAACCGCCATCTCGTCCTCGACGTTAGCCGCCAACGAAGGCGACAACTCAAGGTCAGCAATAGAGGTCTGCGTGGTGCCGCCACCTGTCAACTGAAACTGGTTATTAAGAAAGCGGAACCATTCACGCGAAATCTGGTTAGTGCGCTCGTCAATGAACGGCACACGCGGCGCAGGGATTTGCGTGATGTTTTGCGTCACGACGCTGTACCGCTCAATTGCAGTTCAGCGCCCATAATGGCGACCTTGACGGGATCGGTGCCGCTAATTTCGTACACACGGTCACGCAACTTCACAGTCATTCCAAGGCGCCGGAAAATAGCGCGAGTTCCATATTGACCAATACGGCCCATAGAAACTTGGCGCTCACCATTCCAAGTATGCCCACCGTCATCCGACCAACGCAGCATTAACTGCGGATTAGCGCCCGTTGTGGCAACAAAATCCAAAATAATGTCTTCGCCGCTTTCGGTTTCTAAAATGTCTTGGTTTTCTGCGCCGAGATAAACTTCATCAGTGAAGTTATATCCCGCCAAGCCAACGCCGGTTTCGCAGTCAATCTGTAGCGAGTGGTGGGCGGTGCGCTTTAGGTCATTGCCGCCGGTTGGCAACGCACGCCATGACCGTAGCCACTTTTGCGTAGCGCCGTTATCTGAGTAAACGGAAAGGTCAAACGCATACAGGTTGCCGTTCTCGTAATCACCAATAACCGGCTCGCCAAGAAACCGGGCGTGGCAGTTACCGCGATGACGTTTAAAGTCGCCGTTACGGAAACCAGCACGTTCGTGCCAAGCGCCCGTCGCCGCGTCAAACACCCACGTCGTGTCAGCGTTGGTAAAGTTCAACACGTAAAACGTGTGACCGTCCTGTTGATACGTGTAACCAACTGCATCCGACAAGTCGCCGTAACCTTGAATGGCAAACTCAACGGCGTGGGTAGACACGCGCACGCCTTGGTAACCGTTGGCTCGATATACAATGCCCTGACCCCGAGCGTCTGCGCCGAGCCAGAAGACGGAGTTATCCATCTTGGCTACTGAGTACGGCGCAATGCAGCCGATCTCGTTATAAGCGCCTTGGATACGGGTAAGCGGGAAATCGGCATCGCCGGAGTTGTACCAGACCTCCACGGAGTTCGTGCCAAATAGCCACGCCTCTCGATGGTCAATGATCAGGGATACTAGCCCGTCTGGTGAACCCTCAGCGCTTGCAAAATCCAAGGGGTCAATAGACAAACCATCCAATAGGCTTGTGACCCAGACGCGTTGCGAGTTCGGCTCGTTGAATACAAAGTAACCGTCAAGGTATCCGACCGTCACTGCACCGGGAAAATCCTCGTCAGTGATCTTGGCAAACGCCAACGTGTCGGTGTTGTAGATAAATCCATCAGGGTTGCAGGCAAGAAATATCTGCGTGCCGTTGTCGGCCATAGACACCGTGCCGGTACCCGTCACATCGCCAATCTTGGTGGCGTTGTACGCGGCATCTACTTTGTAGAACTCTTCGCCCGACACGACGTACAAGAAACTGCCAAGCGAATACACGGCACGAATCGGGCCGGTGCCGACCAAGCCTTTGTAGGCCAAGCCGGGGCAGCGTTGCAGGTAGGCAGGCTCCTTGCCACCCTCGGGAATAACCTCTGGGTAAAGATTGATCATCCGGTTGTCGGCAGCATTGACCGACCGGATTACATACGACGACCCGAGGATCGGCGTCTTCATTAGAAGTTGCCCGTGAAGATATTAAAGCGCGGTCGGTTGACGAGCAGTGCCGCTGGCATTGCCATTAAGTCATCCGGGTTATTGATGCGCTTTAAGTCGCGCTTGCTAGTCATAGCAATGCGCTGCACTTGCGGAGAGGGTTCGACACCAAACTCTGCCGCAAGTTCACAAGCCAAGTTAAATCGAAAAGCCCGCAAGTAGCCCGGCGGAAACGCTAAATTGGTGTCTAGGGCTGCAGGCTGCGATAGCGGACGCACAGACACAAAGTGGAACTCCAGCACCTTTGTTGGCACCGGATAGATATAAATCTCCACGTTGGGGTAGGTCATATTGACCCACATCAACTGCGGATACGTGGACGTTACCGTCTTAACTGCAATACTGTTGTACTGCTGGTTATTGATCAGTTTGATGCCGTACGACACGTTGGTCGAGGCGTCACGGAAATAGGTAGCGTCGTCCATCAGAATAGGACGCTCGGCTACAAT